AACTATTAATCTTAACCTATTTGAACTTTTTATAGAAAATGGCTTTAACTGTAAAATGTATGATTCTGTAAACTCAAAAAAACAAGAACGCAATTTAATAGTGGAGTGGTTTAGAAATACTGAAAATGCTATTTTATTTAATGTTTCATGCTTTACAAAAGGGTTTGATGTTCCAGACGTAGAAGCTATTATATTGGCACGTCCTACGGCTTCATTAAGTCTTTTTATACAAATTGCTGGACGTGGTTCACGTACTACCGATAAAATATATAAAGACCGTTTTATTTTTATTGATGGTGGTGGTAATGTGGAACGCTTCGGGTTATGGTCTGCACCAAGAGATTGGGAAAAGATATTTTTCAAAGGATTAAAACCTCCAAAAATAAAAAGTGAAGTTTTAGAAAACCCTAAATTTTGTAAAGAATGCGATTTTATAATGTCACGTGGCGATATTATTTGTCCAAATTGTGGACATGAAGAAGAAATTATACAACGAAAAGAAAAAGAATCTATAAAAGAAGTCGAGCGAGTTAAGATAATTTTACCAAAAGCTGAAAATATAATCCGTTACACTATTTCAAAAGCAGAGGATAAATTTTTCGCATTAAAAGTTTTAGATAATCTAATCCTTAATTTGTTCATTTCCACAAAAATAACTGCAGGTAATTTTGAAAATACTTTAATAAATGGAAATTATATAAAAAAAATGAACGAAATTTACCGTCCGCAAGTTCGTAAAATATTATTTTCAGAATTAAACTCAAATTCAAATAGGACATATCAATATCAATTAGAAATATTAACTAAAAAAATAAAAAAGCATTATGGAATATAAGTTTTCAAAATACCCAAACAATAGCTCAATTGATAAAGTAGATATTGATTTACAACAATACATTACGATTATCAAAACAGGAATGAACCAAGATTTAGTTTTAAAAGCTCGTGTTTATAAAAGCAAAGGAGATAAAAAAAGTTATAATAATTTAAAAAACACGTCACCTGCAATTATAGGAAGTGCTGTTATGAATGATGGGAAAAAAGAAGCCACAAACATAAACTATCTAAATGGATTAATTGTTATTGATATTGACACTAACGTTACAAATGAACTATTAAATTCATTAAAACAAGATAGATATTCATTTGTAATTCATCGTTCTTTTGGTGGTGAAGGCATTTGTATTTTTGTAAAGATAAACCCGGATAAATTCTTAGATTCTTTTAACGGATTAGCTGATTATTATTTTAAAAAATATGCAATAGTAATTGATAAGAACTGTAAAAATCCAAATAGACTTAGATATTTATCTTTTGACCCTGATTTACAATTAAACGAAAAGAGTGCGAAATTTATAGCTAAAAACCCAAATCAATACAAAGAAGTAAAAGAGCAAAATTTTGTTTTCACTAATTCAGATTTTGATAATATTTTAGACCAAATAAAATCAAGAAGTATTGATTTATGTAAAGATGATTATCATAGATATATGCGTATTGGATTCGCTATATTTGATAAGTTTGGACAATCCGGACTTACTCACTTCGATTTTATTTGCTCATTTGGATTGAAATACAATTATAAAGATGTAGAAAAGCACTATTCTAATTTTTCAAAAGATGGACAAATAACAATAGCTACTTTTTATCATTATTGTAAAGAAGAGGGAATTGATATTTATACACAAAATACAAAGGATGTTATAAATTCAGTAAAAGTTCAAAAGAGTCAAGGAACACCCACAATAGAAAATGTAAAAAAGTACCTGCAGGTTATTAATCCAGATATTGAAATAGATGAAAGTTTAATCGAGTTCTTAATCGATAGCAAAAAAGACTTTTCAAAAGGTTTAAATGAAAATGAAAGTAACATACAACAGATTGAAAAATTTATCCTTGAAGCATACCAACCACGAACAAATAATTTAACAAATGAAACATATTTAAATACAGGTGATAGGTTGGACGATAAAAAATTAAATAACATTTATATAGCTGCAACAAAGTTTTTTGATTTTAGCGTGTCTAAAAACGATATTAGGGACATTATAAACTCAGATTTAGTTCCACACTTCGACCCTATAAAAAAATACTTCCAAGAAAACAAAAACGATAATACAAATGCAATTGACTCTTACGTAAATTGTATTTCGCCAAAAAATGAATATAATAATTGGGCTTTCAAAAAATGGATTGTTGGTGCGGTGCATAATTGGGTTAGTGATATATACGAGCCTAAAGTATGTCCTTTAACATTGGTATTATGTGGACAAAAGCAAGGTACTGGAAAGACTTCATTTTTTCGTGAACTACTACCTATTGAACTAAAAGACTATTTAGCAGAAACAAAAATTGACTTAAATAATAAAGATAGTATTTTTAATTTGACTAAGAATTTAATCGTATTAGATGATGAGTTTGGAGGTTTAGCGACACGTGATGTAAAAGACTTTAAGAAAATGGCAGATACAAATATAATTGATATGCGTTTGCCTTACGGTTCTATTTATTCAAAATTCAAACGTAGGGCATCATTAGCTGGAACATCAAACGAAAATAATATCTTAAAAGACGTCACAGGAAATAGACGTATTTTACCAATTACAGTTGATAAAATAGACTACGATACAATGCTTTCAATTGATAAAGATAGCCTTTGGTTTGAAGCATTCCAATTGTATAAAGATGGTTTTGATTGGAAAATATATAAAGATACCGATGTGGACTATTTAAGTGCAAATACGCTATCAAATATTGATGTAATGCCTATTGAAGAACTTTTCTTTAATTTCTTTTCCTTGACTAAAAACGATTCATTTACCGAAAGAAGAATTATAAATCAAGGTGAAGCAATGAATTATATAAATATTAATACTGGGATTAAAGCGACAAAATTTGATATTAAGGATATTTTCGTTAAAAACAAAATGGAATATAAGCCTTATAAAAATAATGGAATACTTAAAAAAGGTGTTGAGGTATGGCAAAAATATGAATTTGTGATGCCTAAAAATGATGAAAATAATAATAATGAAGTGCCGTTTTAATATAACATACTGATTATTAAATAGTTTACCTGAGTTACCTAAAGATTACCTTTAAAGGTAACCATTTAAATTATTGATTTATAGTACTTTACATTAATAGTTACCAGTTACCTATAAATTATATATTTTAATAGGGGGGAGTATAGTAATATTATATATATAGTAATATTTATATATTATTTTTTATAGTACTCAAAGTAGTTATATAGGTAACTGGTAACTTTTTAATACAAACCCTTATAAACATTGACTTTAACTCGGTTACCTTTTTTTAAAAGTTACCTTAAAAAATTAAAAATATGACTGAACAACAACTACAAAAAGAGATTTTCAAATATTTTCACAATAAATATTGCTTAAAAAATCATAATCCACGATGTAAAATATTTGCAGTACCAAATGGAGGGCATCGAAATATACTCGAAGCAATCAATTTAAAAGCAACAGGGGTTGTTTCTGGGGTTTCTGATATGATTATACTACTTCCTAATAAATGCTTATTTATAGAGCTTAAAACCGAAATAGGAAAACAATCCGAAAATCAAAAGGATTTTGAAAATGTAGTAAATAATTTAGGGTTTGACTATTTTGTAATTAGGTCGATAAATGAATTTATAAATATAATTGATACTTATGGCATTAAAGAAACCTAAACAACCAACGATACAAGAACTGGAAGCGGAGAAACGTAAGCTCCTGCAAGGTGGGAATCCTAAAAGACTTAAAGAACTTATTGACTACCTTGATTATTTTTACTACGGGATTAAAAAAAATAATTAAAAAGTATTGTTTATCTAAATTTAATAACTATATTTGCGTATAACTTTAAAACTAAACATCATGAGCAACGTCGAACGATTCTACGAATGGCTACAAAAAACAGGTAATATATACCTTGCCGACAACGAACAAGTAACTAAAGCATTCCGTAAAATAGCATTAAAATGATTTATCTACTATCATCATTCATCGTGGGAATGTCTTACGCTTTCTACAGAACAGTAAAACAATGCGAAAAACTACGCAAACAAAAAGACGAACTTTTAAAGGATAACATTAATCTAATAAAAAAATTATCATGATTACATCAATACACTATTATAACGTGCTTTTAAACGTCGATTACGACATGAATGGTACTTACTATCCAGAAACGAGATATAATCCAGCAGAGTACCCGGATTTGATTGTAAACGGTATTTATGTTGGAGATAGTAATATAGATATTCAGAATATACTGTATGAATCTCAAATTGAGGACATAATTGAGTTAATACAGCAATGAAAAGAGAAATCAAACTATTTATAGGAACAATTGTTATAATATTGTTCCTATTTTCAATATTTTTACTTACTTTTGTTGTATGGTATATGATATAGAAAATATATTTAAGATTATTATTGACCGTATTGAACAAGGTGAATCTTTGCGTTCAGTATTGAGGAGTGAAGATATGCCTAGTCAAAATACATTCTTTAAATGGTTAAATAAGAGCGAAGAAAAGGTTAAGCAATACGCGCGAGCCATGGAATTAAGAGCCGAAGTTCGCTTTGAAAGTATTGAAGCAGACTACATGGAAGAACCACAAAGAGACCCGATGACTGGTAAGATAGATACTGGTTGGGTACAGCTACAAAGGTTAAAAATAGACTCTAAAAAGTGGGAATTATCAAAATTACATCCTAAGAAATATGGTGATAAATTAGATGTTACCAGTGATGGTGATAAGATTACATCAAACGATATTAAAATAGAGATTGTAAAGCCTATTGAATAATGAGTATTAAGGCAACGCCAGTATTTGAAAAGAATTGGAACGCTTTACAAAGTGGTAATTATAAGTATATCATTAATAGTGGTAGTAGTAGAAGCTCTAAGACTTTCTCTATACTTCAAATATTTTGGTTAATAGCATGGTCTAAGCCAAGAACTAAATTAGCAGTATTTAGGAATACTAAAAAAGACTGTAAAGATACTATTTTACAGGATATGCTTAAATACTATCCAACATTACCAAACTACAATCTTATTAGTTTTAACAAAACAGAGTCTGTATTTTCATTCCCTAATGGTTCAGCTATTAATATTGAGGGAACAGACGATGAGCTTAAGGTACATGGTTTTCATTCAGATTACCTTTGGTTTAACGAGTTTTATAAGATGCCAAAGTCTACTTTTGACCAGTTAGATATGCGTTGTAGTAATACTGTTTTTATGGATTATAACCCCGTAGGTAAGCTATGGAGTGATGACTTAGTTAAACAAGATAATGCTATATTAATTCATTCTACTTTTAAAGATAATCCATTTTGCCCCGAAGAACAAAAGAATAAAATACTATCTTATGACCCGAATAACCCTTACAATGTCGAGCAGAGAACTGCAGATAATTATATGTGGCAAGTGTATGGATTAGGATTGAAAGCGGAAAAACCTAATAGGATATTTAAAGGTTGGAAACCTATTGAAGCTAATATGTTTGATACTATACCATATCAAAGCTACTACGCAACGGATTTTGGTTTGTCGGCTCCTACTGCTAACTTAGAGTTCAAGTTTGATGGTGATAAGTCATTCTTTTTTCGTGAAAGGTTGTATAAACCAATGAATGAAATGAAAGGTACTTTAGTTGAGGAATTGGAAAATATAGGAACAGATAAAACAAAAGAAAACATTTGTGATTCTGGTAATGAAATAAATCAATCGGAAAGTCGTAAGTTAAAAAATGCAGGACATAATGTTATACCTGCTAAAAAAGGTGCAGGAAGTATAAGCGCAGGGATTGAAACAATGCAAAAATGTATTATATATTATACAAAAGATTCTATTAACTTAGAAAATGAATATGAAAATTATTCATGGCGTATTTATAATGGAATGCAAATGGATGAGCCTGAACAAAATAATGAAGACCATTTATTAGATTGTGCAAGAATGGGTGTAAGTTGGTACGTAAGAACACGTAATTTATCAATATAATTTTGTATCTTTACAGTTCACCACAAGTAACTTTTAATCCCTTCCGTTTGTGGTGAGCGTTAGGGATTTTTTTTATTATGATAGGAATATATAAGATTACCAGTCCAAGCGGAAGAATTTACATAGGTCAAAGTATAAATATTGAAAAAAGGTTTAGATATTATAAAAGAATTACTTGTGTTCAACAGCCAAAACTATATAATTCTTTAAAAAAGTATGGTATTAATAATCATTTATTTGAAATTATAAATGAGTGTGATTTAAATAATTTAAATGATATGGAAAGATATTATCAAGAATTATATAATTGTATTGATAAAGGATTAAATTGTATGTTAACAAAGTCAAAACATTTTAATGGAAACCATAGTAAAGAAACAAAATTAAAAATGTCTATATCTTCTATGGGACAAAAAGCTACTTTTGGATTTAAAGGCAAAAATCATTCTAAAGAATCAAAAGAAATAATATCTAAAAAAGCAATAGGACATAAAAGAAGCTTAGGAATTAAAAGAAGTGATGAGCAAATAAAAAATATTAGTATAAGTAAGATAGGAAACAAATCTAAATCAAAAATAGTATTAAATTTAGAAAATGGAATATTTTATAATTCTGCAAAAGAAACAGCTTTTACACATGGATTAAAAATATCTACATTAACTCAACGATTAAATGGATATAAAAAAAATGATACCCAATTTATTTATGCATAAACAAAAAATAATTATGAAAGAATCAGAGAAAATATACCAAGTTCAAGTAATTGGATATGATGAGAACGGAAATGAAATAAAAAAAGCTGTATGTATTAATTAATTTTATATATTTGCTTTTATTAACAATGTTATGATAACATAGTATTTTATGGGTTTATTTAGCTTTTTAGGTAGAAATATCAATGTGGAAAGAGATAGAACAGGTATGTTTACCTATTCATTCTTAGAGAATGACGGCTTTGTTAACTCTACTAAGTACCTTGATTTATCATTGACTAACCCAGTGTTAATGAGTATAATTGCGTTAAGATGCAAGATATACTCACAGATGAAAATAACACACTTAAATAGTGCAGGAAATCCAATAGAAAACAGCGAAGTACTTAGACTACTAAAACAACCTAACTACTTCCAGTCACAAGAAGATTTTCTATTCCAGCAAATGTGGTTCTTATCGGCTACAGGTACTAATTATACTTACAAGGTTAACGCTTTAAACACTACGAAATCTATTTATAACTTACTACCTAGTGAGATAGACTTACAGAATAGTCAAAAGGTAAAATCGTTCATTACTACTAAACAAGAACTTAATGCTTATGGTGATAGAAAGATTAAGTATAAATTAGATGGACAAATATTTGAGATTGCTTTAAAGAATATCATTCCTACTTATGACTTGGCCAATGGGTTAAGTTGTAATTCATTAATGAACTCACCAAGCCGAGTATCGGGAATATCTAAGACATTAGAAAACATTGAAGAGAATCTATTGTCTAAGAATGTTAATCTAAAGATGAGCCAAAAATACTTAATGGCTAGTCAAGGAGACGGAAACGAAGCGCAGATACAACAATCAGACCGTAACGATATTACTTCAAAGATTAGTAGAAAATCGTTATTGATTACAAATGCTAATATTAAGGCACAGCATTTAGTTAGTGATATGAAACGCTTATTTTTAGACGAGCAATTTAGTAATGATGCTTTAACTTGTTTACTTGCTTTTGATATGTCTAAGGATATACTTAACTATTTCAGTAATGGCGCAAGTACTTACGAGAATAAAGAGAAAGCAATGCTTGATTACATTCAAAACAGTATCCAAGCAGATGCTAACAATACAATGAATAGCTTTGCAAGTTCATTCGGATTGATTGATAAAGGGGAATCTTTAAAAGCATCATTTGACCATATGCCTGTTATGCAATCGGTAATGAAAACTAAGATTGAAACGCTTAAGCTATATCAAGAAACATTAATAGGCTATTCGGAGCAAGAACAACAAAAACTATCGGATGAGTTCAAACTAACCTTAGGACTATAGTATGGCCACATTTACGGTGACAACCGCCCAAAATATAGACGCTCTAACCGCCAAAACAGGGGGGGACATTTACAATATAAATGGTGGTACACTTACTATCGACCAACATTCAAGGTTTGGACTAAACAATGCCAATACTTCGGCAACTGCTGCAACATCAATGGGTACTATTACCTTATCAGCTACATTAGGTGGGATATGTAATATAGACGGTAGGTATGTAAGATTGATACAATATACCGCAGGTTCGGGAACTATTCCTGCCTTAAATTCATTAGTAACACAAGGTGGAGCGAGTGGTAAGTTGGTATGTGTTTATTCGTCAATGACTGCTGCGCCTGTAACTACAGGAACAATCCCTGCAACAGGTTGGATAATGATTAAGCAATGGAATAGTGTTGAATATACTTCTGGAGCATTAACACTATCGGGAATAACTGCAACAAGTTCGGGTGCAAGTAAAGTTGGTTTCTTAGAGATATTTGGAGATGATGCGTCTACGGTTAATGCTAACAGACTTGGAGTATTCAATATTACAGGAGCATGGTATGATTTAGGAACAACTAACGGTGCAGCAGGACAAACTTTTCAAATCCCTAATCATGGAACGCTTAGACATATCGGAGGTGTTTATATAGAAAAAACAGTAGGGAGTGGTAATTACGAGTTTTACCGTAATGGAGGAACAACAGTAACAACAGGGACAACAGTAGCAACAGGAAACGATGCTACGAGAGGAAAAGTATGTTGGATTAATGCGAGTGGTTTGGTTACTTTAGGTAACTCGGGAGGAACAGGATTAAACGGTTATGTCCCTGTTACGGGATTAAAAGTAGTGATTGGTAACGTATTCTTATGTTGTTGTACTGCAACAGCAAGAAACGCAGAGGTTATTCCGAGTGCTACGATAGCCACAAGATATGACTTCACTACTACAGGTGGTGGTGTTGTGAATATTGATAAATGCACATCAGCATGGTACTTATCATTTGCACAACCATATTCCGTACAACTTACAGATACAGCTACAGTTGATGGGTTACTATTATCAGAGTGCGCTACTCCTATAACATGGAGCAGAGTGGGCGTTGGAAATAAACCAACAACAGCTTTATTGATGCCACCTTTAACAATGTCTTTGAACTTTGCAGGGGGAACATTAACGGATTGTGTATGGGGAAGAGTTTCTCATGCAACCGCCAACTCATATACAGCTACACTTACAGATATTTCGGGATTTACCTTTGTAAACAATACTATCGCTGCCAATACGATTAGAGCAAATGCAACAACATACGCTATTTTTGGCACAAGGGTTTCGAACTGTACATGGACATCACCTACAATTATACAAGGTTCAATGTTTTTTGTGCAAAGTGATAACGTATCAATTACAAACACAGTCTATTGTGATGCTATTGTAAGTACAACGGTTACTACTTATGCGATGTATGTATGGTCTTTGACTTCATCATGCTCGAATTTCAATATATCAGGCTTGACAATTCCTGTAACTAATACGCAACCATATACCGCTTTGTTAGGACTTGCAATTGCAGGGACTTCGGTAGCAGGAATATCAAATATAAAGTTAAGAAATATAGGTACGAGAGCAGTTCCATTGACATTAGGTAGTGCGAATGCTACAGGATTAATTTATCAAATCGGTACAGCTGGAGGTGTTGCAGATGTTAAAATACAGCGTGTATATTGCTCAAACACAAGAACAGGGATAATGACTTGTGATAACTCCGCAACAAGGATTACAGAGGAAAACGTATGGGGTGATTATGCCGATGCAGTTGACGTAATGCCTGCACTTAACATGGTGCGTAAAGGAATGGGAGGAACGGGAGCGTTAACGGCACAAGTTTCTACTTACGGAACACATTGGCGAGATGGGTTTACAAGTACAACGGCAGGGAGAATCGCAATATTAATGAATGAACCATCATCTTTAACTACTTCACAAGTTACATTGGCAAACGGTTCAGCTTTCACAAGCGCAGGCGGTTTATATATGCCAGTTATAGGACACGATGTATTATTTGAAACCCCAGAATTTTTAATAGGACATACAGGATTTAGTAATACAGCATTAGTAATGGCAGGTGGTACTGCAACCAACTACGGTTATAAGTATCAAATAAACAAAAATGATGGTGCAGGTTGGAGTACTGAATCAGCAACATTGACACCTACGACATTAGGAACTGCGTTAAATGGATTAACAGGTATTAGTGCTGTTTTAGGATTTAAACTAAGATTAAGAATAACCACAAGTACAACAAATGCAACAGCTATTACAAGTGTTTACTTAACAACAACAAGTACTACAACTGCGCAGGATTATCAATATCCATTAGATACATTTAATCTTACATTATCGGGTTTGATAACAGGTAGTGATGTAGTTATATTGACTGCAGGAACAGAAACAGTATTAAACCAAGTAGACCAAAATGTAGGTAGTACTTGGGTTCATACATACGAACTACCATCATCAGTAGATATATTTGTTTCCAAGGCAGGATATGTTCCGTTTTACATTAGAAATTACGCATTACAATCATCAAACGCAAGTTTACCAATAGCACAAACAACAGATAGAAACTATATAATTTAATTAAACAATGGCAAAAATAACAAGTCCATCCCAACTGGTAGTTGGAACAGAGTTAACACTCGACACTGCTGCAAACACATTTACATTAAATGTGGCAGGAAATTACGTAGCGAAAGATGGTGTAACGCTACAAGCGTTGTACTCTAAGTTCGTATCGCTATGGGAAACAACAGCATACAATAAGTATGAATTTCCAATGTATGCAATTGATGCCTTATCAGGACAGTTCCAATTCGGTACAGACGGGCAAACATTTAGTGGTTGGAAACCTGCAGATGATGCAACACGTCAAGGTCTAAGAGATGGTGGTTGGTCTGAATTCTCAGCATCAGGTGTTTTAAACAGACAATACGTAGGTATCGTGTCTTTGGGTGACGTGAATACAGGCGCACAATTATACTACCAAAAAACAAACGGTGGGACTGCATCAAACTTTACATTCGTCGATGAGGTAAACGAAGGGATTCAAGTTTATGGAGATGTCACAAACGGCAACTTCGACAGTAGAACATACTTCAAGGGATATGTAAGGGAGCAAGGTAAAAAATATAAAGATTCAGTACTTGCAGATACAGGTAAGACCTCAACAGGGGCAAACATTGTAAACTTACTTTTGTCAAACGAGGATGATTTAAAGATACAGGATTCAGATGTAAATGTAGCAGCTAATGCACCGTACACAAGTATCGACGTTGAATATTTCGCTACAGACCAAAATAGGCTAATTGGTGGTGTATCATATCCATTTAGAACAATTATCGATGGTGCAAATGCAACTGCTGAGCAAATATACACTAAGATTCAGTACTTACTTAGACAGGCTTCGGACATTGATTCGGGAGCAGGAACGGTAACTGGTAAGACTGCAAACTTATTGCTAAACTTTGTTGGTGACACATTGATTACTACAACTGGTGTATATATTGACAATTACAATGCAAATGACGTAAACAGACTTGTATTTACAGATAAAAACGGAGTTACAAGAACTGAACCATTTACAGCTACAGGAAATCTAAACTTTAACTCATTCCTTACATTAGGAGGTACAGGATATTACAGAATGTACTTTACAGATTTAGCGGGTGTGAATGATTACGGATTGACAGGAGCAATAACAGTAAATAACGCTTCATCAGTTGGTATTTTCGGAGCGATTACAGGGGCTTCGATTCCTTTTACATTTGCTTAC